CCGTTGTACTGAAATGTGAATGTCATCTGGTACTTCTTCGGCGAGCTGTTGATGTCCAGCGGCACCCATGACACATTGGTACACAGCCACTTGTGCGCGTTGCCACCGGCCCACTCGGACGCGTTCATGCACGCCACCCACTCGTCGGCCAGGTAGTGCGGGTAATCCTGCTCGACAATCCCCGTTGCGCTCACCTCCACCTGCGGATACAGCACGTTGATGTCCGCGCCCTGTACCTTCGTCTCGCTGGGCCAGTCCGGGTCAGTGGCTGGCCACGTGTGTTGCACCGTGATGGCGTTGCCGCTGCCGTCCACCTGGCTGTTGATCTGGTTCAAGCTGGCACTGCCCGAGAAGATGAAGTCATACCCGGCATCGGCCTTGGCCTGGTATTCAAGCCGCACGTCTACAACGCCGTTCTCCACGACGGACGGCGTCCGCTTGACAAGCCGCAGGTTTTCGTAGCCCGTCGGCACGTCGCCGACGGACGGCACCCCGGCCTCATCGAGCGCATCGAAGATCGTGGTGTAGTCGGTAGCCGTCAGGCCCGTGACGCGGACGCTGCGCACAAGCCGCGTATAGCAGCCTAGTGTCTCCTCAGCGCTGATATCTGTAAGCGTGTCGGTGTGTACTGTAGCTGCCATGGATTACCCCACTACCGCGACGGCGCCGCGGGTTAACAGCGCCCTCAACAGGTCGTGTGTGCCCTGGTCCGTCACGGGTTGCGCTCCTGCCTGATTAGTGCCACGCGTGCCGCGGGACGCTGCTGGCTGCACCGCCTCGAAGCCGGCCGTGCCTATAGGCTGTGGACCAGTGCCGCGCATGACGGACGGCGCCGGGCCGACGCCCAAGAATTTACCCTGCGCCGCGGCGCCGCCCACGGGACCGCCCGACATGGTGTCCAGCATGTCCTGATAGCCGTCGGCCGCGGCCTGAAACGCTTCAGGCCCCTCCTCGTGGACCCGAGAGAACATGCCAAGCAAGTCCTCAAACGCCTTGCCGGCATCGCCCGGCCCCTCAATTTCGTCAATGCCGGGTATGCCACCCTCGCCCGGCAGGTCTGCACCGTCGGCTATCCCCGCAATGTCTTGGGCACGTTTACGCAACTCGCTGAATGCGCCGCTGTCGGACTGGTTGCGGTACTTCTGGTAGCTCTTTGCCATGGCTTGCGTCTGGTCGTCCATTGCGTCCGCAAAGTTGTCCAGCCATGACCCCTCTTCGCCCTTGTGTTGCGGGATTTTAAACAGCGCCTTGAAGCGGCCCCATGGATCGCCCTTGGGCGCAGAGATTGGCGTGTTGAACCAGTTTGCTGTACGCGCGGCCCCTGCAATCGTTTTTGCTATGCCAATATCCGCCAGCTTCTTGAATTTGATCAGCGCAGTAATGGCTTTTGAAATGGCCTCGGCGACAAGCGCCCAACTGCTCGCCTGTGCCTCGCACCCGTCTATGGTAGACAGTGTCGCGGCGCGAATGTTGTCTGCCATCTCCGTCAGGTATGGCGCGGATATTTCTGCTATTCTGTTTGCTACGCCCTGAAATGCTGCCTTCATGTTGCCAATGGCGTCGTTAGCATCTATTATTTTATCAATGCCAATGTCGTCCATCGTGGCGCCAAGCTCATCTGCGCTCTGGCGCGCCTTGTTAAAGGCCTCGCTGCCCATGGTTAAAAAGTTCATCATGCGAAACGCAGAATCACCAAACAACTTAAACGCAGCATCTGTTCTAATCCCCACATCCCCGACCATGCGCAACTTATCTGACACCAGACCAAGGGCTTGCTCAATCTTTAACTGAGACAACTCCTTGGCCGATAAGCCCAACGCCTCCAGGCCCGCGACAGCTTCGCCGCTACCATCTGCGGCGTCTCCGATGCGGCGCACAAAGCGCATGAGGCTTGCGTTAAAGTCATCCGCGCTTGACCCCGCCAGTGTCGCGGCATGCTGCATAGCTATAATGTTTTCTGTAGCCATGCCAGTGCGGTCAGACAGCTTGCCCACGGCGTCAAGGCTCTTCATGCTGTCCTGGACCATGGACTTGAATCCGGCAGCAGCCCTGTACACGCCAAATGCGCTCGCAAGGCCAAGGATGGCGGTCTTCGCGGACATGGCCGACCGCTGAAACGACGTGACGTGTTTCGATGCGCCTTTCATGCCGCTGCTGAAACGCGACGTGTTCGCGCTCAGCAGCACACTCAGTTTAGCTATGTTTGCCACGCGCTGCCTCCTGCATCCTGATGATGCCCATCAACCGCCGCTGCATCTCCTCGGCGCTCTGGCGACGGGGCGCGTCGAAGCGCGGCATGAAATCGGACGGCTTGTAGCGCTTGCCTTTTGCCGCGTTGACGTTTGCAACCACAGCGCAGACCATGGCGGCATTGAGATCGCCGCGCTCTAATCCCCATGGCTCTATACGTCTGTAGGCTTGCCACTCTGCAAACTCCCGCGAGTTGACCTCGGCCTGGCACCGCGCCACGCTCATACCCAGCTCTCTGGCCAGGTCGAACCACGCGCGGCGCTCAGGCCGGTGCCTTAGTTTTTTTCCAGCTCGTCAACAGCGTCCGGGTCCATGCCGTTGAGCTTCAGCCCGGCCTGCACAACGCGCTCCAGCGCTGCCGCCGACTTCAGGCCCAGTACGTCAACGTCCTTGTCGTCGAACATTCGCGTACCGTCCGCGTTGGCCATGACCAAACCGGCAAAACGCGCATGCCAGTTCGTCAACCTGCCGGCCTGCGTGTCCGCCATCAGCTGATCGCGGTCTTTGCCGCTCAGCGTGCGCACCCGCACGCGCCCGCCCCATTCGGGGACGTCCACCGTCACCATGTCCGTGTCGCTTGCGCGGATGATGTCATCGCGCCCGAGGTACTCACTCTCACCCATAAGTCATCTCCTCACTGGTTAGCTGGTACTGAACGACCACGTGCCCGTGCACTGAAACGTCACCTCAGCCGTCATCATCTCCTCCATCTCCGCGCTCGGCGTGTGCCCCGTCATGAACGCGCTACACGCCCAGGTCGCACTGTTGGGCCACGTGATCGTCAGCGTAGTAGCCGCTGTTGCCGTCATAGCGTCAACGGGGTCGTCGTCCGTCTCAAACACCACCGTTGCACTTACCTCACCGGGGTCATACAGCGCCGCCGGGATGTAAGTCTTCGCCGTCGTGGTCGCCATGCTCGTAGTGTCTACCGAGCCACGGCTCGTGCTGGGTCCGTTGATGCTGATCAGATCAGCGGCGAATCCGCTGAACGTCAGCGTGGTGCCATGTCCACTGTCTGCTGCCATTGGTAGGGGTCTCCTTAGCTAGTTGCCTCTGTGTAAACAACCTGGTAATCCTGGCGCCAACGCCATAACGTAGCGTCCGCGCCGTCCCCTACCTGCTCACCGTAAGAGTCTTCGTCCACGAGACGACAGACCCGCACTACAACATTCTGGCCGTCAACACTGATCGTGCCTGCGTAGCTCTCGAGCATGATTCGTGCGCGTTCAGCCAGCGTCCGCACCTCCGTCAAGCTGTCGCTGTACCAGTCGTACTGCACGCGTATCTGCGCCAGGCCGAGCGCACTTGAGATGCTCGCCCAGTGCTGCGCGTCTACGCGCTGATACTGTCCGTACGGCATCTCCACGCCCTGCGGCACGCCGCCGACGGGATAGATCTGCGCACCCACCAGGCCGACTATGGTTGCGTCGGACAGCAGCCGCGAGCGCAATCCGTCCTCGCCGAAACGCAGCGTGCCGTCGCCGCCCGTGCTGCTGGCGGCCGGCAACGTGCCTGTGTACTCGGCTGCGGCGCCGTAGGTGGTGCCGAAGCGCACGTCAGACTCAGCCGGCACAACGAACGTGCCCGTGTAGGCCCCGTCGCCGTACGACACGCTCTCCTGCACGTCGGCCTCGGCGGGGTAGTCCACACTCACGTCGGTGTCTATCCACCACCCCAAGCTGAGCATGTTGCCCGTCGTCACGGCCATTAGCTGCGCGTCCTCTCATTTTCGGCGTACGTCAGCGTGAATAGCGGGGTAGTATTGTCATCAGCGTAGAACGTATACGCGCTGTCCGATTTGGTGACCTTGCCGTGCGCTGACGACAAGATCGCCTTGAACGAATCCAGCGCCTCAATAGCCGTGGTCACGTCCGACGCGCTCACGTTCTCCCAGCTGTCCTCGAGGTTATCTGTCTTCGCTTTGATCGCGTCAATTAGCAGATCCAGACGTTCGCCGTCTGCCAGGTCGTCCGTGTTGGTCTTAATGCCGTCGATCAGCAGGTCCAGCCGCTCGCCATCGGCCCAGTCGTCCGTTACGGTCTTGATGGCGTCGATCAACAGATCAATGCGCTCGCCATCCGCAAGGTCGTCCGTGTTCGTTTTGATCCCGTCAATCAACGTCTTGAGCGCACTGTTGCCGTGGGTGCCGCTGTTGACTATCGCGTAGCTGTCCCCGGTCTGTGCGGTGTGGCCGTCGATGTTGTCCAGATACCCGGCACGCGCATCGGTCCACGTGGCGTCACTCAGCGCCGTGGCTGCAAGCGCTGCGTTATCCGTCCCGCGCATGTCTGTATTAGTCGTGCAGGTGTCTACTGTCCCGCCCGTAATGTCCTTCGTCTCCACGGCCCACACGTCCGCCGCAGCATGCGTGCTGGCGCCGTCCACCTGATCGCTGAGCGTCTCCAGCGTGTCTCCGTCCGCGCCCGTCCGCGCCACCGCCGTCGAGCCGGTGTCCGCGCTGGTCAGGGGGTAGGCTGTGCTTTCGTCGAACTTGGCCGCCGTTATCGCGTCGTCCGCAAGCTGTACATCAGAGATAGCCGTCAGGTGATCGCCTGTGCCCCCGGCCTCGGTCAGCCCCGTGCCGTCGCTGCCGATAGCGTCTACTGCGGTATTGAGTTCGCTCACGTCTATGCCGCCCACATCGTAGCCGGTGCCGTCGTATGCGGATTCGAGGTTGTTTGCCGCGTCGCTGTCGCCCGAGATCTCTACCGCGTCCACCTGCAGATAATCAGTCCCGCCCACCAGCGCGTCGTATACGTTGGCGGGGACTACCGTACCGTGCCACCAGACCGGCAGTGCGCCCGATACGGTGACCTGCACCGTAATTGGCCCGCAGGTACCCGTGTCCGTGCTTGTGACGGGTATCGGATACCACCCGTCCGCGTCGTGCGTGGTGGTCGGCGAGCCGTCGCTGGTCTGCGCGAACGCCGCGCCGCCCTTGCTGATCTGGATATCCGACTGGCCGATAGACAGCCCCGTCTCGGCGGTTTTGAAATCGGTGTCGTCAACGAACGGGCCGAGTTTTAGAATGGCCGCTGTACTCTGTTTGAGCAGGTTCATGCGGCGAATCTCCTATGGTAGTAATACGGTGTGCCGGTGGTTGTGCCAGCGGGGACGTAGAGTGTGCGGCGACGCTCGAACATGGCGTAGGGGTTGCGGTAGAGGTCGCGGATTTCGGAGACGGGCAAAGCGCGTTGCCACATCATCACACACGACACCTGCCCGTCAAACCATCGGCCTGAAGAATACCCAGGATCCCGACCTACCTCCCATCGTCCGGTAAAGGCTTTTGCGGAATGCGATTGTGTGTTTGCATATACATTTTGGTCTAGCCAGACATAGCCAACAGTCGGCGTTATTACCATAGCCGCCTGATGCCACTCGTCGTCATCAAAAAACAAACCTGTGGATAGATTCCAGCCAGAACCGCCCCACATATATGTTAGTGGATATCCAGATTGTGAGCTACAAATAAGACCGTTTCCATCTGGACTTCGCGTCGCGACGATTCCATCGACAGAACTCACCGCGTCGGCGCGCAGACGACAGAGCAGCGTGAAATGTTGCGTCGATTCTATCGCGGGTGTCATGGCCGCGCTGTCCTGATCTGCTTCTCCGCCAAAATCTACCGCACCACCATCACCCGGCGTCCACGCAACTCCGTGGTTGTAAAAGTTGAGGTCGAGAGCAGGACATATGTTCGCGCAATTATGTGCGATATCCCCACCGCCCTCGTTCAGCAACCAAGCGCCCACCAGCCCACGCGCCAGCGGGTGACTGCGATTCAGCGTCGCGCCTATGGGGGGTTTGATTGTGCTCATTGCGCCTCGTCCACGATGGGGATCAGGGCCACGAACTGCTCAACGGCGTCGCCCTCAAGCGCCTGTCCCGCCTCGTTCCAGACCACCACCTGCCCGTATCGCTCGGGCGGACAGAACTCGCCGACGGTGGCATACTGTACTGTTGTCGCGGCATCGTTGGTCACCGTGAGCACGCCGATCAGTTGGAGTTGCTTGACCCACTCGGACTCTTCGCCATCCTTGTACGCCGCATCCGCGCCCGTGCATCCGCCGTCGTTGCCGGTACCGGCTGTACCACTGTGCGAGGCGGACCAGTAGAAATACACGGCCTCGCCCGCCGTGGGTGCGCTGTCGAACTCGATGCCGACACGCACAGCGTATCGCGCCGCACGCGTTGCGCCGAGGTCCGCCTTAGCACCCTCACGCGCCTTGGTGTCGGCGAGGCTGGTAAGGTCAAGCTGGTGGGTGCGCGTGAACCCGCTGTTGGTGTCGCTGTAGTCAGTCGTATCCGCCCACACTACCGGGGTGCCCGATTTCACCAGAATCTCAGTAGCCATAATTAGCTCCCGTCGGCGACTGTATTAATGAACGAGTTGACCACGAACTGAATATCGTTGTCCGTGCTCGCGTCACCGCTGCTCTGGATAGTCGCGTTGGACAGCACCAACCCAAATATGCGCTTGGCACGCGTCTCGGCATTCGCCACGCCGCTCAACACGTCCTCTGCCCAGATCAGGCGGTTGGCGTGGTTCTCGGCCCCGGCGTCCTCGTTGACGATGTCCCACGCCGCCGACAGACACGCGCCCACGACGCGCTTAAAGAATCGGTTGCCGCCTGCGTACAGGTCTGCTATCTGTTCGAGTGTCGCCATTCGTCATCTCCTCACGCGCGGGGCGTGGTTAGCGTCGTCAGTTGCCGAAGTCCGGCGGCCCAATAACAAGCTCAAGCGTGCCGACGCCGCCCGTCTCGGTGGACGCGCTCACGCCGGACATGTCAAACTGTAGCGCTGACCCAACAGGGATCTCTGTACCAGGCCAGAACGAGTGCGCCGTGAGTGCGTGCGCGTTGGTGGATATACCGCCGTCGGCAATGTCCGTGCTGCCCGTCTCGCTGTCCACGTACTCCTTGACAGTGATCGTGAACGTGTTGGCCGTGCCCTCGACGCTGGTTGTCCACGCGCGGTAGATCACGCCAAACACGGGCGCTGTAGTGCGCGCCGAGTCGTCACCTTCGCTGTCAACGGACCAGTCCCATTTGAGGTGGTAGAATCCGCCGTGGTATTCGGCCGGCACAACGTCGTCCACGGCCACTGCGATTATCGGCGACAACCCAACAATCGCCGCCAACAGCACTGCCACAAAAACGTGTCGTCTCTTCATCGTAAGATCCTCATCTGCTACAGTATGCTCTTTGCCTTTCGGCCAACATTAGCACTAGCCATATGGTTCAGTATGCCTGTCTCAATCTCACGTGCTATGATTCGCTTTGCCTCGTGGCGCGTTTCGTCGTAGGCGGGCCTCATGAACGGCGTTGCGGCCGCGCCAGGGTGCTCCACATGCGTGCCAAACACCTGCCAGTCCGTACCGTGATATATCTTGTCACCATCGTTCATGAGCTTGTCGCTCTTGATTACGTGGGGGCCGGTGCCATACTCTACGAGGTGTGCGGTTTTACTGGGCTTGTGCCCGGTGTCCGTGCTGACGTAATTCGTTCGCGGCCCCACAATCGTGACGGCCGTTTGACTCATGCGGTAGCCCTTCGTCTTCTTGCCGATGGACCGCGCAATAGTGCCGTGGTCGCCAATGCGCTTAGCATTGCGCCGCGCTGCACGGGCCACCGGCGTACCGGCCTTGCTGACCGCACGACGCGCCACCTTGCGCGCGACGGCATCCGGCAGCAGTTGCCTCAGTTGCAGCTCAAGCTCGCGCGCACCGATAACCTCAAAGCTAGCGCCCTTACCCTGGCGCATCTTGGCTTGGCCGTATGTCTTAGCCATCCTGCACCTCGCTGCACATCAGCTCGATCTCGTGATTTGCCTCGTTGCGATTGTTGACGCCCTCGACGTTGAGCACGGCAAGGCGCACAATGTTGCTCTCGTCCGTATGCGTCGCTGCCGTCGTTGAGAACGTCCCGCGCGAAACGGTCAGGTTGGCCGTGCCATGCCCGGACGTCACAGTCACGACCTCCGAGCCAATCAGCGCGTAGAAATCGTTGTCACCCCAGGACCATGCTGTGCTGTCCACCGTGATAGCCGTGTCGGCCACGCCAATGGCGCCGTCCAGCGTGGTTACTTCTTTCGGCACCAGCACGCGCATCTGGCTGTGTACGCCGGGACGCCAGCGTATAGGCACCCGGTGCGTGTTGACGGCATCGAGCTGTCCGCCCTGCATCCGCTCTCGCATCGAGAGCGGCTCGACGCCGCCCCAGACAGTAGCCGTATTAGTCCAGGACCGCGACACCTCACCCGTTACGGCACTGACCGTCTCTGTCTGCTCCTGCAATATCACCCGGTGTCTAAGCCTCCCTGCGCGCATGCTAGAACGCCTCCGGCACGCGGTACGGTCCCAATAGGTTTTTGACGGTCAGCGGTATTGAGGTAATGCTCGTGCCGACAAGAACAGGTTCTCGGTGCTCGTACCAGTGCGCCACCAAAAACTTGATCGCATGGACAATCTCTTCAGGCACGTCTGTGGCCGCGTCGCCGTACCCGGCCACGAAGGTCACCGTTACGGCGTCGTAGTCGTATCCGCGATAACTCGGCCACGTCTCGCTGTAGGCCGGCTTAATACGGCCAACGACACCCGCGGTGCTGACCTGGTAGTCATCGCTGGACCAGGTCTGCTCGTTGCCATCGGTGTCGATGTATTTGATCGAGCTGACGGACTGTAGAGGCGGCCGCGGCACTACCAGCTCGCCGGCCGGCAGGCTGCGCAGGGTCCACTCGTACGTGGTCGTAACAAACGTCCGGCGCGTGTATTGCTCGCAATACCGCCGCGCTGCGGTGATCAGCGTGCCTATATAGGTGTCGTCGTCCGACGTGTCAACACGTGCGTGCGTCTTGGCCTGCGCCGTGGTGACCGGCTCAACATCCGGCCCGTCAGTTACTGTGTATTCGTCGTTATTCATTTGCGCTTTCTCGGCCTACCACGCTTGCGCTTGGGGGTTGCCGTCTCTACCCGCTCGCTGCGCGCGTCCTCAGCGGTTTCTATGGCGGCATCCGGCGCCGTATCCTCGACACGCTCGACAAGTCCAAGCGATTTCAGGTAATCGAAAAACACGCCGGTCGGCTGTATGATATCGCCAACACGGTAGGTGCCATATGCGCGTATGACCTTAGCTTTCGGCATCGTATCTGAACACTCCCTTTGGTTGGCCGTTGACCACGTAGTCAGTGATGTTCTGCCTGATGGCCTTGAAATCCTTGTCCGGCCACGTGATGACCTCCTCCATATGGCCGACCACGACGCGCGGCGCCAGAAACAGCGTGTTACCTGCGGCCTTCCAGCGCTTCCAAAAATAGATATCTGCGTCCACCTGGCCATCGTCCCAGCGCCCCTCACTGTTGGGTTGCGCCAGAAACCACGGCCGCTCCAGGTTGGCCAGCTTCTCCGCCTTGATCAGCGTCAACCCGAAATGCGCCGTGTCAACCGGCATCAGGTTCATGCCCATCTCCGAGCGGTAGAAACCCTTCTTGACGCTGCCGTCCGGGTTGAGCCGGTGAAACAGCGGGTGGTCTGCGTTGCGCTTCTGTTGCAGTGGTGCAATAGCATCCGCGTCATACGCCCGCATCAGTCGCCACAGCTCGCGCACGTCCTCCGGCTTAAACAGCGTGTCGAAGTCGGATATCAGGATGTACCGCCACCGACCTTGCGCCAGTTGCTCCTCGAGGGCCTTGCTTAACAGTTGGTGCCAGAAGCAGCCGCTGCTCACGTGGTACGGTATGCCGAGGCTGAAAAACGCCTCGTATGCGCACCTGTGGTGCAGCGCCGGCCCGAATCGCGCCGACTGCATGACGGCTACCACGTCCCGCACGTCCGACTCCGGCGAGGACGGCTTGAAGCCCATCATGTTCAGGCTCTCGGGCCTGTTCGCGCAGTCATCAACCTCCGACTGCCAGAACGCGAGCCGTTCAAGTCCCGCGTTGACGAGAATCTCCTGTAGCGTCTCGCGGTCAAACAGGCACCCGTGCCGGTCATCGTCGTTGAGGTGTCCGCCCATGACGTGGCCTTGCACGTTGATTGGCACGCCCTTGAGGTACGCTGCCGCCACCTTCTCGAAGTCGGGCACCGCAATTCGCAGGCACCCGCCCGGCTTCAGCTTCGCCACCCAGTGGTTGACCACTTCGGATACCTGCTGGTGGCTGAAATGCTCCAGCACATGACTTGCGCGAATCTGGTCAACGCTGCCGTCGGGGTAGTCGAGGGGATACACCTCCTCGCCGGTCACCCGGTCAATGTTGATGAATCCCTCAATAGGCTTGATGCCGCCGCCGAGGTTCAGCCGTATTACTTGATTCAACTGTATTTCTGTCCCTGTACTCTCACCCATGTATCTCTCCTCTCACCCGGTTAACTCACCTGGAGGAGCCGCCCATAACCAGCGACGGCGCCTCCAGGTGAGAGGTAGGGATTAGCCGTACACTACTTCGTCAGCGCCGCGGTTGGTGTCGCTCGTGGGCACCACTTCAGCGCGGTCAAGCTCAGCCGTTACGCACGCCAGGCGCGCGGTCGTGCTGGCCAGCTGCACGCGCAAGTACCGCTTGCGGCCCGTCAGCGGGATATGGATCTTCGTGATATCACCTGCGGACGTGTCGGGCGTCGGCATCGTGAAGTTGCCGCTCGCTGTGCCGCCGGTATACGACGTGATCGCCGTGTACGCGGACGTGGTGTCACCTTCGGCCACCGCCATCGTCGTAGGCACAGACGAGGCGGCTGCGGTGTCGCAGGTAAACTGGATTGTCGCGTAATCGTAGCCCAGCGTGTCCACCGTGCCACTCACAGCGGTCGTGCCGACGGACTGCGGCAGGATTACGATAGCGCTCTTAGTGTTCTGCGCATGGATCATGGTTCTGTATCCTCCTGTCGTTTACGACGTGTAACCGATGAGCGCCACGATGGGACCGGCGTCCGAGGTGTCGCCAACGTCATGCACGACGATGTCAACGCGCTCAGTGGCCAGTAGACCGATCTGGTCATACTCCATGTAGCGGTGCGGGGACTGTAGCAGGGTGATGGTGCGGCGGTCGCCCATGGCGGCAGCGCGCGTCAGGTCGCCAAACAGCAGCATGTGCGCGTTGTTGACAGCGCTGGTGCTGTCCTCGAGCGTCTGGGACACAACAATGGGATACCCGAGATAGCGCCCATTTGGCGCTCCTTCAAGATCGCGCATCGTGTTGCCACCGCCGGCCGCCAGAAGACGATCAAACACCTGCGCCTTGGCGTAAGCGCTGCAATACCACTTGGCATTCGGCTTGGCGTACTGCGGCAGGGTGCCCATGAGTTGGGCGAGGTCCGACGCGTCGATCTCGCTGAACAGGTCATGCCCGGAGGTAGCACAGTCCACGGCGCCGGCTAGGGTGTTGTCGTTGTCGAATTTGGTAGCCACGCCGACGATGCCGTCGTAGGTGCTCGTGCCGTCGCCCGTGAATCCGCACAGGTCCTCCTTGTACGCAAACGCGTAGGCCATTTCGTCAGCCAGGTCATCCGCGATGTTAATGATCGCGTCCTCGGCAAGCTCAGTGCTGTACCGCGTCAGGACAGCCAGCTTGCGCGCGGTGAGCTGTACAGCGCCCCAGGTCTTGTCAGACTCGGTGGCGGCGCTGCCCTCGCCGACGAAGTACGCCGTCAGGCCACCCGTGCGCACCGGGATCGTCATGATATCCCGGCCCATGGGGACAATGCGGCAGTTCTGACGAAACACGCCGTACTGCTCGCGGTTGTCGATGATGGCCTGGGTAAACTCGTTCGGCACGATGAAGCCGCCGGCCGTGTTCGTGCCCTCTTCGAGCGCGCGAGTTTCGACGCCTACACTGTGGTCGCGACAGAACTTCTTGGCCTTGTAGTCGCCCGTCAGTACGGCGCGCAGCCACATGCCGGACTTGTACGCGTCCACTTCGCCTTCGCGCGTGTTCGCAAACGCCCGAAGCTTGCCGTAGCGGACAGGGGTCTCAATGACCGGCCTGTTGTCCTGCTTGGGGGTGTCGGATATCTCAGGACTGGTGCCCTTGCGCGGCTTGGTCCTGGCGAGGTCTTCTTTGGCCTCTTCGATCTTCTTGCGCCGCTCCTCGAAATCCTCAAGCTCTTTGATGCGCTTCTTGAGCGTCTCGGCTTCGGCGAAGACCTCCTCCTGGTGCTTGGTTTCGTCCGCGGTCAGCGTCCGGTTTTCTTTCTCGGCGCGGCTGTGGATGTCGTCCGCGGTGCGTACCGCGTGTTCGAGCTGCGCCCTCAGTTCTTCGAGAGTCTCCATTTTGGCGTGTTCTCCTTTGCCGGGAGGCACGCACAAAAAACGGCACAGGCCACCCGGCGCATGATTTGGGGTTCATACGTCGTGTCGCCTGTGCCGTCTCTGACAGCGTTCAGCGAGTTTAGGTGCGCGTTACACCCAGGCAGTCTCTGACCACCCCCGTGCTCGCGCTTCAATTTTCATTGCGGCTTTACGCCGCCATTAACCTAACTGTACCACAGATGGTGGTGATTAGTCAAATGGGTTTTCTGCGCACCTCGGGAAACTGCGCGCGCATGCTTTCGTAGTAGCTGTCCTGGATGGTCTTTACCCGCGACTCTGGTATTTCAACCTGGTGCTCTTTATCGGCGCGCGCCGCTTCGATCATGGCCTGCGCCTTGTCCCGGACGCTGACGCTGGTGGCCTGGTAGGCCGGGCCGTCCACGGGCGCCACGTCGTGCAGGTTCAGGTCTGTAAGCTGGCGTATGGGGTAGTCGCCGCTCAGATCCCACGCCTCGCCGTCGGGGCGGACGGTAAATGCAAACGAGGACTTGTTTATGATGCCGCTGCGCACCAGCGTCATAATGTCGCGGCCTGCGGACGTGTCGGGCACGTCAATCTCATAGTACAGCCCGTGTCCGTCCTCCTTCAGGCGCAGGGTGCCGCTCTCGGTTGTGCCGATGGTGGTCAAGCCGCCCTCGTGCTGGATACGCGCCGATACCGGCTGCTTCTCCTCGAGCGCCGCCTTAAACGCGTTGCGCTTGATGATTTCGCGAAAGCCGCCCAGGTCTTCGCTCTGGCTGTCGAATACCGCGGCATAGCCGGCGATGCGGTTCTTTTCGCCGTCGGCCCGCACCTCGATATTCGAGGCGGCGAGCACACGGCGCTCTTCAGTTTGTGTCTGCTGTTCGGGCATGGTCTACCTCCAGCGCCGCCATGATTGCGGCATGGATGTCTTCTACCTGGTCCTGCACCCGCGGCCAGTCCGTAAGCACCACGTAATGCTTGCGCTGCTCCAGGATACGTGATATCAGTGCGTCTATGGCGCTGTCCGGCGCCGGCCGCTTGCGCTGCATGGCAATCAGCATAGTCAGGCTGCGTATTGCTGGCTCTATCCGCGCGCGCATGCGCTCCTCAGTATCGTTCACCCAGTCACGGCGCTCTGCGTCTGTTTCAAGTTTCTTGACCTTGTCGCGCTCAAGGCGCTCCTGACTGCGCAGCACGGGCACAAGCGCGTGCTTTAGCGCCTCCAGCTCGCACCGCGTCAGTGCAGCGCTGTTCAGCGAGCGCTCGCCTTCGCCCTCAGGGTTCTCGTCTTCGCCGTCTTCGTCGGGCTGCGGCGGTACGCTCGGCTCCTGGCTGGTCGGCTCCTCGCCGATCTTGTCAATCGGCGTCAGGTTCAGCGGCACAAGGTGTTGATCGCCGCCTTCGATGGGGTTGAGGTCTTCGAGGCGCCGCACGTCGTTGACGCTGTAGACGCCATTGCTGAGCATTTTGACGTAGTGTTCTGTCTGCGCCGTGGTGTCGGCGCGCAACCAGGATTTCGCGTTGAAGCGCCAGTACAGCTTGGTGCGCTCATTGCCCCCGTCAATAGTGCGGTTGCGCCTGTATATCAGCTTGCGTGTCAGCTCGTCTTCGATGCGCGCGAACCACCCGCTCAGACAGTCGGTGTGGTAGTCCCGCTCCTGCGCCTCCAGCGTGCTCCAACCCTGTGCGCGCTTGCTGCGCATAACCTTGTGTAACGGCATGCGAAACATGGCGCAGATGTCCTCGATGACGTTATACTGTGATTCGCCGAGCTGTGCCTTCTCCGGGTCCACGCTGATGGGTGACCACTTCGCGCCCTCTTCGAGGATTAGCGGTCGCCACTGGTTTTCGGCGCCGCTGTGCTGTTCGGCCCACGATTCGCGCAGCCGCTTGTATGCGTCGTCGCTCAGTTGTTCGGGGTATTCGATCACGCCAGACGTGACCGAGCCGTTGCCAAAAAATGCGCCCGTGAATTTCGCCATGGCCAGTGCGTTGCCCACGCTCTGCTTGCACAAGTGCGCCAGCACGTAGCCCGTGATGCCGTCGTAGCCCAGTCCGTGCAGGTGCAGCACGTCCTCATTCGACAGCCGGGCCACGGGCTGCCCGTCTAATCGCCGCTGCTCGAAGTACACGCCTCCGCCGTCCTGCTTGACCGTGATCGTTGTGGGGTCCAACAGGTACAGGTTGACGGGCTGGCCGGCCTGGTTGCGTTGGATCTCAATGAATCCGCCCTTCCAACCGACGGCATGTGACACCCACGCCTCGCACAGGTTGATCCAGCCCTGCCATGCGTTGGGTTGCTCGCGGATAATACGCGCCGCGGGATGGTTGTCCGCAGGCTCCTTGTTGCCGTCGGCGCTCTCCTGTATCAGGTGCAGCACCGTCTTAGACACATCCTCGGCTATATTGCGGATACACGCAAAATACGTGGTGATCCCCATGGCGGTAGCTTCGTTGACACGCTCGCCGGACGCAGCGCGGACAGTAAGATCCCCCCACATGTGCGCATAGGGATCCCTGTAGGTGGTCCGGGATTCTGTCAGCCGCCCGAAAAGACGCGGCAATATCGGCAACCGCCATGGTCTCGGCATAGTTCGCCTCCAGATCGACAAAAGTATAACACAGTAGACACGTAAACACAAACGCACATTAGGGTTAGTATGGGTGTCCTAAATGCGCAGCACGCCGCGCGATTCATACACGCTGCTTTTGCGCTTCTCTTTGCCGGTCACCAGCGAGATCGCCATGATGCACGCCACGATGCCGTCTATTTTGTTGCCCGACTTCTTTTTGTCCGGCTTGATGTTGCCGTAGCTGTCCAGCGTGGCAACCACGTTGCCGGACTGCCAGGCCATAAGCGGATTGTCTCCGTGATGAAACCGACCGCCCTTGATGGCGTTGATGAAGTCCGTGGTGGGCGCCGACATTGCCGCCGGGCCTTGCGAGTGCTCTATGACGCTGAAGCCGTCGCGCGCAAGGTCTTGACACAGCGCGGCGCCCTGAAACAGCCGGTCAACGGCCAGGTGTTCTATGGCGTACTGTTCGCCCACCTGGTTGATGTTGGCGCGGATGGTCGCATAGTCCACCTCGTCACCGTCGGTCAACGTCAGCCAGCCGTCACGCGCCCACGACACGTAGGGCACCAGCGTCTTGCGCTCCTTCTCCCGTGCAGCGTCCCGCGGCATCCAGTGCCACCACAACGCGTGCATGTCGTCCGGCTCGCCGAATACGAGACACAAGCTCGTCAGGTCGGACGTGGCGCCGATGTCGAGGCCGGCCATGCACGACTGTCCGGCAAATTGCCCGTCCGCGAACGCGCCGGCGCACCGTTGCCACAGCGCCGCAGGTATCAACCGCTCCTCCGTGCTGGTGCGTATGTTGAGGTGCAGCCGCTTGAATGTGTTCTCGTACGTCGGCTCCTCGCGCGCACGAAGGCACTCGCGCTTCAGGTATTCTTCGCTGACCGATACGCCGATGTTGGGGTTGACGGCGCTCCAGAACTCCGGGGTCTGCCAGGCCGGCCGCTTGCCGTCCGGCGTGTCCACCTCGGCTTCAGACTCCTCCAGAGACGCCTCGTACAGCACCGGCAAAAACTGTGCGTCCTCAACCTCGCCGTCACGCACGCGCCGCGCGTAGTCGTGTATCTCGTTGCATATGCTCGGCCGGTCGTAGTCCGAGGTGGTCATGTAGATCAGCAGCGGCTGTTTGCGCATGGCCGACGCCATCGAAGTTGTGAGGACGTCCACAAGCTCGCGGTTGGGTTGCGCGTGCAGCTCATCGAAGAGAATCAGGTGCGAGTTGCCACCGTGCTTTGTGTTGGCCTCAGCCGATATGACCTTGAGAAAACTGCCGTCCGGTTTCTCGACGGACTTGTAGCCGCGGTACACCCTGCACTGCTCCGCAAGCGCTGGCTCCTGTTCGATCATGCCGCAGATGTGCCGGTAGACAAACCCGGCCTGCTCGCGGTCGGCAGCAGCGCAATAGTTCTGCTGTCCTATCTCGCCGTCGCAGAACGTGACGTATGCGCCTATGCCGGCCGCAAGCGGTGTCTTGCCGTTCTTGCGCGGGACCATGAGAAACAGCGTTCGGTACCGCCGGTACCCGTCGTCGTCCAGCCACCCGAACAGGTTGCCGACAACAGCACGCTGCCAGCCCTCGAGGCGAAACGGCTTACCGGCGCACGCGCCTTCGACGTGGCGCAGAAACAGCGGGAAGAACTTGCAGGCCTTGGCGGCGAGGTCAGCATCAAAGTGATAGCCGTCCGCGAGTTGCCACGGGTTGTAGCCGGGTATGCCGGTGCGGTAGATGTCTCTGCTCATTTAAAGTACTCCGCTTTTTCGTCAATCTCGGCGAGCCGCTTAGGCAGCGCTGACACGTCCGCACGCGTCGCCGGGGTCATGCCGAACTGCTGTAGGAGACGAAGCACGTCTCGCGCCTTGGCATTGACCTCCGCCACAATGGGGTGTTGGTACACGCCGCCCTTTTCTGACGTACACCAGATCGACGGCAGCTCGTCCCGCGTCTGCTTCGCCTCGAAGTACTCCGCAATGGTGTTGGCAAGCAGACACAGCGCAAGCTCGTCCTGTCTGGACGTAATACCTGCGGCATACAGTGTGCCTGCTATCGACCGCCACCACTTACGGCCCTCGGCGCTAACGTACTTTGGGCACTCCAGCCGCACGCAGGCCGTGTCCGGCTCCCCGCGCTTGCGGCGCGTGGTAGCCACGGGACTGTCCCGATTCTCTAATATCTTAGTAGGCGTTTTCGCTGGTCCGCGCTTGCCCATTGCTGTAACTCCTTTCATGTCAATGGTTAACCCCCGGCTTAAAAACCGGCTAATTTTTTTAT